GATGAAGTATTCAATAGGTTCTTCCTGTGTCAGCTTATATTTGATAAATGGTTCATAGTCCGGGTCATCTTTGCTGAATGTGGCATTGAATGGAATAATAACCAAACGCCTAAGCACCGCCCCGGTCTTGTCCTTCATCCTTGGTATGTCATTTGCAGAAAACAATAACTTGATGAACGGGTTGAACTCAAAAGGGTCTTGTCCCTTGCGTTCTGCCTTGATGCGGTTACCTGTGACGATCTTCTTGAACACACTGACCTGTGACCCTTGAAGGAAATCATCACCAATATCATCACCAATGTTTGCCAATTTGCCGAACATCATTGAAGTGTTGAATCTGTCCCCCAGTTCTTTCAGGTCAAGTGCTGATATGTTCCGATCACCAAGAATTGCCTTGACACAATCCAAAAATGTACTTTTACCGTTGGACTTGTCACCAGTCAGTATGAACGCCTTGCCTAACTCATTACGCCTGTAAAAGCAATAACCAATACATTCTTCTAACAATGCCCTGATTGTTGCATCACCACACGCTAATTTGTTCAGTGTGCTATCTGCCAATTCATTGTAGGCATCCGGGTCATAGTTCCACGGGATTTTATTTGTAATAACAATGTCCGTGCTGAATGGTTTCAGTTCTCCGGTCACAATGTCATAGATACCATTGTTGAAAGCAATCAGGTTTGCATCTGACTGTACCTTTTCATCAACAATCAGTTCCATATAATCAAGCACTTCCCGGCGTTGCATCTTTTTCAGGTTAGGGATATGCTGAATCATGTTTGATTCAATTTCCCTGTAACCATTGGAATATACACCGTCTTTGTATATGTGAAGCTGCCCGTTGATTTTGACAACGTGTGCCTGATTCTTCATAAATGTGGCAAACTTATCAAACAGGAATGTGCTGCCAAGGAAAAAAACAGGCTTTTGAAACGCTTCATCACGCAAGATCACTTCCAGTTCATCATCACCAAGCGACTGTTTCAGAACAAACTTGTTCAAGATGCGGATGCACTCACGGGTTTCTTCAACCGTAAAGTCATTTGCAGTCAGGGTCAGAATATAATTGAACAACGCCTGATTCCTACCGTCCCCGGCATCCATATCAATGAAGTCAGCGGTTGCCTTGACCGGGAACAACCACTTAGGTACTTCCTGATACTTTCCACCTTCTTCAATGTCCCATTCACAAAACCTTTCTTCACCGTCAATCTTGATAACCTCATAGGATAACTTACTGCCGACTTTTATATCAGCAGTAAGACCAACCGCCAACTGAACGTGTGTCCTGTTCCTTGCAATAGTATGATTCTTGAAAAGAAAGTGTTTTCCCCTACTGGTACAAAGGACTTTACAGTCAAGTTGCAGTTCTTCCACAATGTTCATCAGAATTTCAGATTGGTCAGAATCATCAATGTCAATAAGGATGGTATCATCAGACAAGACCCCGCCAAAACCATTCAGGTTTTTAACTTCATCATAGGTTTTCCACTTGGTTCTGTTTTTCAATTTTTCAATGCTTGCCTTGCCTTTGGTTTCAACATAACCTTTATATAGTGGCATTTTTTATCACCATCCTTTAAGTGATTTCTTGCATCACTTTTTTATAAAATTCCTTGTTTCTGACATTACCGTCAAAAGCCTTTTGCCTTTGCCATAACAGGTTTTTCAAATTCCTAAGTTCTTCATTCTGTTCTTTCAAGGTTGCCCTTGGTTCTTTCAGGCGTTCCCTGTACTTTTTTACATCAGCATTGCGGTTCTTCCAAACCTTTGTGTTCTTCCTGTGTGAATCCCGGAGAAACCGTGCGTTTTTAACACCCGTCTGAATCTGTGAAATACGGTGCTTGGTCTGCATGATCTGCTGTTCCGCATACTTGACTTTTTGCGTGTACCCTTCAATGTAAATACTGTGTTCCTTCTGAACCTGTTCAAACTGTTCAGTTTGTTCCTGAATAAATTCTTTCATCTGCTGTTCACATTCAGGTGTGAAACTGCTTCTGATAACTTTCAGCAGTTTCCTGACCTTTGCAATTCTGCGTTCTGAAAGAAATTCTTCAAGATGAACTGTCATTGAACCATTTTCATATCTGATTTCTAAATCCATGAAAACCTTCCTTCCCGGTGTTACGCTACAACACCAAATTGTTTCAAGCGTTTCTTTGCTAAATCTATGTACCACTGCCTATCAAGTTCAGGCGGTGTCTTTACCCCAACAACTGAATCATTGAATATGAAGCAGTGGTCAGGGGTATTTCCAAACTTTTCACCCTTGGCTTTCACCTGTTTACGTTTCAGCAGTCTGCCGTGCTGCTGATTGTTGGATGCAAATACACGGTATGACTTATAGGTGTATCTGTCCTTATCCGGGTATTCATATACTGTCTTGATGACCCTTTTGCCTGTATGACTGATGACCGGGTTGCAATGCTCATGTTCCACCCAATCATACTTGTCTGATAACTTGACAATCTTCTGAAACATAATCAGGTCATCACACTGGTTGACAGTCTGTTCAACTGGTACTTTCTTGACCATGTAGTCAACCAGTGCTTTATTCAGAATAGGCAAGTCATTGTCAACTGCTGAAAGTTCCTTCACATACGCACCGATTCTTTCAACACCACCGTCAACACCCACCCAAAGGTAATTGTTCACATCCTTCTGATAGATTTCACTAATATTATCCAGTTCAAGAAGTATTGAACACTGTTCAGTTGAACAACGCTGTTCCCATTCCCAACAAATATCATCAACCATTTCAAAGGCTTCATCTGTGTCAGGAATCCAAATAATAAGACCGTCCGTGTTGGACTGAATCAATTCAAATCCCGGCACAACTTCCAAGTGTTCAATCAGGTCAAGCAACATCAACTGACCGTTGATGCACATACAGTTATTGTTTCTTGGGTCATACGCTGCATTGGTTTCATCCTTCATTGCACCTGACAAGGCGTTCAGCATCTTCTTATATGGCAACTGTGCTTTCTTCCACCGTTTGACCTCTTTCTTATTTCCGGCGTTTTTTGCAGCAATCTGTTTTTCCTTCATGGCTTTTCGTGTGTTATACACCAACGGGTAATTGTCATTAGTTGCTGCCCTTGTAACCAGTCCCCAAGCAATCAGCATTGACGGGTAATAATTATTCACATCAACGTGCAGCAGTTGCCCGGTTTTGTGTATTGGTTCAGCAGTTGCCCCGTGTACCCCACCAAAACCAAATGAATGGGGAATACCCGCAATTACTGTTTCAAGACCCTGTTCTTTGTACCAAGTACGTTTTGAGTATTTATCCATGTGTGCCAAGTCCATTGACAAGGCTTCCTGTCTTTTCTGTTCAAACCAGTCCTGAACATATTTATATTTTTTCAATCGCAAGCACGGCAAGAAGTAGAAATCAAATTCATCATCAAATGATCTGCGGGTACATCCAAGCACTTTTGCAGTGATTCTTGCTTCACTGTCCCCTATATCTGACAGGTTCACAATGTCCGGAAACGCCTGAACAATACCGTGCATTGCATTAAATTCATCTATTTTTTCAAGGAATACTTTGATTGTTTCTTCCACATCATGCCGACAGTAGAACACTGTCATTTCAATTTCTTCCTTGGTTAATTTCCTGTTTATTCTAAAATCAACATCCGTTTCCTTGATATTGCTGCCAAGAAAACCTTCCAGTGTTTTCAAACCAACCGGGGGGTTCGGCATAACATCATAGTTAATCATTGGAACTTTGTTGAACGCTGATGAAAATTGCCACCCTTCCTTTTTTTCAACAATTATCCAGTCATTGATTCTTTTGGGGTTCATTCCCAACAGAATACCTTTCATAATGTACTGGTCATAGTGGCGGTTGTTATAACCTACCCATATATCCTTGCTATTTGCTTCATATAAGGCTTTTAATTCATCAGGGTTATTGATTATCACATATTCTTTTTTGCGTGTCACATCAATGAAAACTGCAAGCCAATCTTTCTTGAAAACCTCAAAGTCATAAAATATCACTACATTCACCCTTTCTGAAAATAGCGGTGGAAGATGTGACCCCGCCACCGCCTGACATTTCTATTTTGTAGATATTTTATCTACTTTTCAAGTAAAAAATTTTAGCAGTCAAAAACTTCCTTGATTGTGATAGGGTTGAAAGCATCTGCCTTATAATCAACCTCAACTTCAATCGCACCCTGAATGGACTGGAACACATCAAGAATCTGATCTGCAAAATCCGCATAATTTACGAATGTGACAGGTTCTTCATCCTCTGCAATTAGATGATTAACCCATGTGCAAACACTCTTGATTGCCTGTCCGTCCGTCCACTTTGCGGAACTGTTGCCGGAAATGACACGGTTGAAGAAGATCATGCGGTTTGCCTGTTCACCTTCTTTGATCTTTGCCTGAACTGCAAACATCAACTTATCCTGTGCCTTGGTCAACTTAATTTCCATCTTCTCAATACCAATGATATATGTACCATCCGGCACATCAGCAAAATCATTGTCAGGTGCGTTCTGCACCTCATTCTGTAATTCCTGTAAATCAACCTTTTCATCAAATGCACTGAAATCAATAGCCATAATTTTTCACCTTTTAACCTTTCTTATTTGCTTAATACTAACTTTAATAACTCAAACGCCTGAACCTCATTGAACCCGGCTTTTACATAGGAATCATAGATTTTCTTTGCAGCAGTTGCACCATCTTCCGGCGGTACATCCTGTTTAGGTGCTACCGGGTGTGGGTTCTTCATTGAACGGCTACTTGCCGTGTTCATTCCTTCTGTGATTGCTGATGCAAGGATTGCACCAAACAGTTCATCAGGTAAACCAAAAGGATTGTTCATGTTCTTTTACCTCACTTTCTTAGCGTGTTTTTCTTACTCTGCGGGTTCTGCCAGTCGGCTGTTCATCTACTGCCGGGGTTTCATCCGCTGTTGTATCTGCATTATCAGGCTGTGCCTGTGCTGCACTTCTTCTTGTGCGTCTACCCTTCTCCGGCGGGTTCATTGCCCCGTCAATAGGGTTTTCCGGCTTAGGGTTGTCTGCCTGTGCTAAACGCTTCACACCTTCACCAAATTCTTCCTTGCTGATAACCTTCATCACTTCCACACCATCAACAATCATGTCAACCTTGTCACCCTTATGCTTCATCACATAATTGTCATCAGCCGGAACATAGAAGTAAGTATCTGCATCCAGTACAACACTTTCAGAATCAGTGTTTGTTGTACCATCCTGTTCTGCTGCCTTTCTTTCCTTGCGTGTTCTTCTTGGCGGTGTTTCAAGTTCCGGCTGCGGTACAGAATCCGCTGCTGCACACGCTTCATCAAACGGGATTTCTTCACGCCCATCAGCAACCGCATCAATAGCCTTGTCACGCTCTGCCATATAATCAGCCATTTTCTGATTATTTTCAGCCACCACTTCATCATGTGTCTTGCGGGCGGTTCTGCCTGTCTTTGGTGCTGCATCCTCTGTTGTGGTAGGTGGTGTTGCTGTGGATGTGGTCTTTTTTCCACCCCTTGCCCGTCTACCGTTTGCATCCGGCTTTTCAAGATCGGATGCAGCCTGTACATCAGCCTGACCCATTTCTGCATCTGTCTTATACTCACCGACTTCATAGAAGTTTCGGATTTTATCAGCCACATAATTCAGATCATTGTCAATGGCGTATGCCGGGAACATTCCCATAGGTGACTTCACGGTGTCCTTGCCACTGTTCTGTGTGTAGAAGTAATACTTTCCTTCATTCACGCCTGTTCTAAGTACAATGGTGAAAAGTCCTTCAATGGTGATCTTCTCACGAAGTAACTTTCCGATCAGCTTAATAGTAGTAACACCATTTTCAAGTGTTTCTGTGTGGGTCATATAAGCAACCACCACATCATCAGGAAGTTCCTTGCACACCTCAATGATTTCAAAGTAGTTTGCACCGAAGTCATTCCACTTGTCCCAACCGTTTTCTTTGATACGGTTCATGTAAGGGACTGAAAGAATATACTGGAAGTCATCAACCACCAGTAACTTCTTCCCGGCTGCTGCCTGTTCCTTCATAAACTTGCAGATTTTGCGTGATTCAACCTCACTGTTCAGCATTGTGAACTTACCCTTGAACGGTAACGGCTTACCAACCGGGTTCACAACGGCAGTTGTTGCCGGATCGCAATTTCTCATACTGGTACTTTTTCCTGTACCTGATTCACCCATAATCAAAAGCATCTGTGCCATATTATTTCACCTGTTCCTTTCTAATTTTTTCAAAGTTTCCCGTCATATTAGCAGAAACATGATGCTGACCAAACTGTTTCTGAACTCCCGCACGAATCACTGAACGTAATAACTTTCTGTTATATATCGGGCGGGGATTGTAAACTTTTCCCTGTCTTTCATTTACCATACTCTTATACCTCACTTTCCTTGATAATGATTTTTAACTTTCTGCGTTCATCCATTGGTATGACTTCAACAGAATAGTTATTTGCAAGAAGAATACCAACTAAATCCTGATACGCTGCACTGGTGCGACTTCCTTCAATTACAATACAACCACATTCAGCAGCACATTCCTTTTCAATATCTTCACGCATAATATCATTCACTGACTGAATATCATTGATGATATATTTCAATTCCTGATTTTCAGCCATTAGCTGATTGCGTTCATCTTCTAACTGTCTGATTTTCTTATCTCTTTTATCCATTATTCTTCACTTCCTTCATCTGTGCTGCCTTCTGTTACTCTGCTTGACCATAAATCAGCATAGTGCAGAATCAAATATAACGGGGTTTCATTTCCCTTCACTGCATAGTTTGCTGATTCATACAGACCGTCATGGTATCTGATCGCAAATTCTTCATCTTCCGTCAGGTCAATGAAAAGGGTTGCTAATTTGATGCTGCGGGTTGCATGGTCAAGTGGAAGAAGTGCCGGGTTACGCTTGAAAGGCTTGCTTTCAGACTGTTTATATTTCTGTTCCGGCTCTGCCTTGGTGGGTCTGCCGTCCTTAATCATGTTAGGCACATACATCTGCTTACCAAAGTCACCGCACTTGCCAAGGTCATGTAATGCTGCTGCAATGATGACTGAATCACGGATTTCTGCATACTTGACCTTACCAAGAAGTGCATAACCAATGTTTTCTGCTGCCATCATTACATTTCTGCTGTGGTGAACAAGTCCGAACTGACAAGCAAGATGATTTCCACCACTGCAAGGTGCTTCAAAGAATCCGATCTGTTCCATGTAATCAATCAGATCTTCCATTCCTTCACGCTTGGTTGAAAGTAAGTGGTCAACCACATACTTCTTATTATCAAGTTCCTTCTTGTTGTCCTCTGTCATCTGTTCAACCGTGTCCTGAACCTGTTCAGTTGTTTCCTGTGTTACTTCTGCGGTATTTTCAACCGCTGCATCTGCTTTCTTTTTTGCTGCCATGCTCTTTCACTCCTTTAATTATTTTTTATGTGATTCCATTCTGTCAGGAATGGATAGACACCATATAAGTTGACGGGTAATTCACCCAGTTCAAGGTGTTCAATAAATTCCTTGAATTGTTCATAGTCCTTTGGATATAACAGGATGCCGATACCGCCCGCCTTTTCAATCTGTCTAAGATTGTATAACTGCAAGTCTGACGGTCTGCCTTTTGGTGCTTTCAGTTCGATTCCTAAAAACCAACCGTTGAAACAAACCAACAGGTCAGGAATACCGCTTTTTGTATAAGCTGCACCACCCCAGTATTTCAGCACCCAAGCACCTTTGTCCTTCAGGAACTTCTTGACCTTATTTTCAAAGTTTTTTTCTGCTGCCATTTAATCACCGCCCAACTGTTCATTGAACTGTGTCTGATAGTTCAGTATTTTTTCTGTATAGTCGGTTGAATAGATGCCCTTTTCCCATAACCGGGCAGCACCATCTTCACCCATGTTGTACGCCATCAAGACCATATTGGTATCTTGATACCGTTCATATAACTTTCTAAGTACGAACACACCCGCCCTGATGTTTTGGTATGGGTCTGTGAAATCCGTAACCCCAAGGGTATCAGTCAACCATTGATGATTGATTTTATTGATCTGCATATAACCGTAATCATTGGTTACGCTTATAACTGACGGGTCAAAACTGCTTTCATTCTGAATCAGTGCCATAACAAGGGTAAAATCAATGTTGTACCCAGTACAAAGGTAATATGTAAATTCTTGTTGTTCTTCCGGCATCTTACAGTTAAGCGGTGTGAAATCTAAGTCACCCGCACCCCAGTCAAGGGAAATTTCCTGTGTGAATGTTCTGTCATCATACGCCCCATATACAAGGGTTTCTGTGTTATCCCGTTCAAGTGTGCGTTCTATTGATTTCTCTTTGTCCTTGGCGGTTATATGAGTTTTCAGGGCATATACAGACACACCCCCAACAGCTAACCCAACACCAAAGGCAACACCGAGCAAGATCAAGACCCGCTTTGCCATTGCGGACTTTCTAAGGTTCTTTGAATAGTCCATGTTTCATCACCTCTTTCAATAATTTCCAAGTAAATGATTCCCGGCATCATCAGAATCACACCAATCACCATTTCTTTCATGTGTGCTGTTATCGGTTCATATATGTGCATTTCAACCGCATAGTCAGATGCACCAACTGCACCGATAATCAGGATGAAACCAATGAACGCCGTGATTCCAAATATCCAGTTAAGTATTTTTGAATAATTCATCTGTTAGTTCCTTTCCTTCCTTCAACGCTGCAAGGTTCTTTTCTTCAACCGTACCCTTCACCAGTAAGTAATAGTAAAAGCACGGTTTGGCTTGTCCTATGCGGTGAATACGCTTTTTTGACTGTTCCCACATATCACATGACCCTTTGCCAAGTGGCAAGGTGAAATAAATAATTTTATTTGCTTTCTGATAATTACCACCCATTGCCCCGGCTTGATACTGTATGAATGTGATTGAATCATCTGCCTGATCGTATGCGGTCAAGTCCTTCTTTGACCCATTCACAACTGAATAAGGTCTGTTCAGATCAGCAAGTTTTTTCTGCATTGCTTCAAGTTCTGCTGTGAAGTTGTAGAATATAATCAGCCTATCTTCTGTTGATTCAACCAAGTCCCGCAAACCTTCCAGTTTTTCCTTGTGCCACTGCCCGCACAACTGCCGTGCATATAGCATCTTGGTCAGGCTGTTATCACCAACCAGTTCAACCCGTGGTGTCACATCCGTGCCGTAATAATCTGAATCATCTTTGAACTTGCACATATTCAGGGTATCAAGCATGATGTAACTGTTTTTAATAAAATACTTGTACGCCTGTGTTGCCTTAAAGAATATCTTCTGTTCAGTCTGTTCCGGCAGTTCAATCACATCAGCGGTTTTCATAAAGATGCACCCATGATCTGCAAGTTTCTTTTTCAGGTGTTCCGTGTGCTTGTACCCGGTTATTACTTCACGTTTGAAACCGTCCCCGTTCTCAACCCATTCAGTCTGAACGTATGATGACCAAAACGCTTTTTTTGTAATATTCCACCCAAGCAACTGAACCTGTGACCACAACCGTTCATACTTTCCGGCTGTTGGTGTTCCTGATAATAAAATCACGCTTTCCGGCTGCATTTTCAGAATGAACTTTGACCGTTTTGCCGTTTCATTGGTTATCAGGGAACTTTCATCAAGCATCAGTGTGAAATCTTTAAGTTTCAGCAACCAATCCCGCCGGAAAGCAGTTTCATAATTGATAACGCCTATCATTTGAACACCTTGGTTGTATAAGTCCTTGGTATCAAGTACCGCCCTGAAATTGATTGCTTCACTTTTCTTGGTCAGGTTCATCACCCTGTAATCAGGGTAATAATCTTTGAAGTGCTGAACCCAGTCATCAATCTTGGATTTCTGACAGATGACCAAGTTCACAGCATTATTCAGCAAATACATTTTTTCAGCACCCACAAAGGTCTTACCCAGTCCCATATCAAGATAATAAGCACAACGGTTGAACTGTTCAGTTCTGTTCAGTGCATCTTCCTGATGGGGCATAAGGTGCAGATCATTCATCTACCCTGACACCCGTACACTGGAAGAATATTTCAGCATCAAAGTTTGGTATTGCCTTGATGATTTCCTTTCTGCGGTCTGACAGGCTGCCCCACCACAACTGACCACATTCAGATTCATCAAGCACTTTGAGATAACCGCCTGTTGTTTCATAGGTTGGATGTGCTGCCTTTTCTTCATCAGTCATATCTTCTTCATATACCCATTCAACAACATCCTTTGGTATCTGATTCAGTAAATATCTTGCATCTGAATCTAACCATTCACTGTAAGTCATATTTGACGGCTTATTGAACAGCATGATCTTCTGTTCTTCTGTATTAAAACAACCAGTATTGAAAGAAGATTTGTTCCAGTCCCCGGTGTTCCAGTCCCCGGTGTTCCAGTCCCCGGTGTTCCAGTCCCCGGTGTTCCAGTCCCCGGTGTTCCTGTTCCCGGTGTTCCTGTTCCCGG